ACGCAGATGCTAAAATAAAACAAATACCACATAATAAACAATTAGGAGACATAGATATTTATGATCCAAATGATAAAACCCAATGTTTTGAAACATTAAGAAAAATAAATTACATAGTAATTTATAATAATTATAAAATAACTATAGCAGATGGTATTATTATTATTCATAATAATAAGTCAAAAATATTTAAAGATATAGATTATGGAAAATATTTAATTTATAATTATGGAAATATTTATGTATTAACAGCAAATATTGATAATATTATTCAAAATAATGATATAAAAAAATTTACTAATTTTTTAAGTATATATATTTATATTAAAAATGATAATAATATTATTACTGATCAAGATATAAAAGATTATCATTTAATAAGTAATAAATATACAGCAACACAAAAAATTAATAACAACATTATTAATTTAAAACATAAACAATATATCGAAAATTATAAATTTTTACCAATAAATAATATATTATTATCGGGTAATACACTTAAATATAATAATAAAATTTTATACATTAATGATTATTATAAAAATAGAATAAATGAAACTATAATTAAAAATTTTAATTTTTATTATTTTCAAAACTTATATGGTATATATATTAGCGAATTATGTTTCTATTTAATGAGATGCCAACATACAAATTTACCTATTAATATTAACATTAATAATATTAATATTAGTTTTAACATTATCAAAAAATATTATTATATAAATAATATTAAAATTTGCCAAGATGATATTTTATTACACTTATTTAATTCTATTTTTTATAATTCACAAAATGATTACGATAATTATTTAAAAAATTTGAATAATTTACCATTAAAAATATATAATATTATTAATAATGGTGTAATATTAAGTTGTATTTTTGATGATAATGGATATATGATAAATATAAAATTAAATTTTTGTCTTGAAAATAATAAAAAATATTTAATATTAAATAACAAAAAATATACAATAAATAATATCAATAATATTTATAAAATTACTAGACCAAGTATAAGAAAAAGATATTCAATAAATGAATTTTATAATTTATTAAAAAATAGTATTACTGAAGATTTAAGTATCAAACCAGAAAATATTATTGAAGAGGGTAAAGAAAATTATAAATTATTTGTTAAAGGGATAAAAAATAAGATATATAAATATGGTAAAAATTTAAAAATTGAATTTGATCAAATTATAAATTTATCAACTAATATAGGGCATAAATTTATTAATTCTGCTCTTTATATTTATAATGATGATATTAAATATTGTATCGATTTAAATAATAGTAATATTTTTGTTGGACGAAATGAAATTATGAAATCTACTATGTATTATATGGGAGATTATAAATTCTATAAATTAGATTTTACATCTTTAATAAAAGAAATAAATGAAAAAAAACTGATAGAATTGGGTACTGGATTAATTATTAATTAGGAGAAAAATTTTTGACTTGTAACATTGTAACTATAACATTATTATGATGACATAGATTAACTAATTAATATAATTTATGTCATCATTAAATTCCTACCTAAAAGAAATAAGAAATTTTAATTTATTAACGAAAAAAGAAGAAACAGAATTATTTTTAAAAGCAAAAGCAGGAGATAAAAAAGCTTATGAACAAATTATTACTTCTAATTTACGATTCGTCATAAGTGTTGCGAAAAAATACCAAATACCTGGCGTTGAACTAGACGATTTAATTGCAGAAGGTAATATGGGGCTCTTAAAAGCTTATGAAAAATTTGATGTAAACAAAAAATTAAAATTTATTACATATGCAGTTTGGTGGATTAAACAAAGTATTATTAATTATATTAATGATTATTCCAAATTAATTAGATTACCAATGAATAAAGTTATTAATTTAAATAAAATTAATAAAATTAAAGATTCATTAGAACAAAAAAAATCTAGGGAAGTTTCTTATGAAGAATTAGTAGATATTGTCGATAATCCTGATATATTAAATGATTTAAAACATAACTGTAGTATTATAAGTTTAGAAAAACCACAAACTGACAATCAAAAAGATTTAAATGAAATATTACCAGATCCTGTATATCATATTTCAAATGATTTAGTTTATCTAAAAGAAGAAATTGAAGATATATTAAAAGAATTCTCTCCAAAAGAAAGAAAAATATTAAAAATGTATTATGGGATTGGCTATGAAAGATCTTATACATTAAAAGAAATAGGAGAAGAATTTAAATTAACTAGAGAACGTATAAGGCAAATTAAACAAAAAGCCATTGAAAAATTAAGAAATAAAAAACATTCAAATAGGTTGAAAAATTGATATGCAATACTATGTTTATTCTGATAAATCAGAAGAATATAATTATTTTTTTCAATGGATTGCTGATAAAACTATAATTGGCGTTGACACAGAAACAGAAGGATTAGATATATTCGTTTCAAAAATGTTATTATTACAAATTGGTAATACGCAGGATCAATTTGTTTTTGATGCATATAAATTGGGTAAAGAAAAAATTACTCTAATTTTAAATACTATTAACCATCCTGATATAATTAAAGTTTTTCATAATGCAAAATTTGATTATTCAGTAATTAAATTAAACTATCAAATTGAATTAGAAAATATCCGATGTACAATGATAGCCGATCAATTGTTAACAGCTGGAAAAAAATTATCCCATAGTCTAAAAAGTCTCCTTGATAAATATCTTAATGTCAAGATATCTAAAGAAGAACGAGAGGGATTTACAGAAATAGCATTTGGAGATGATTTTACTGAAAATCAAATTACATATGCTGTTGTAGATGTTATGTATTTAATTCCACTATATAATAAATTAATGGAATTAATTAATGAAAGGGATATGACATTACTATCAGAAATAGAATTTCATACTATTAAAGTAACGGCAGATATGGAAATAAATGGAATAAAAATAGATAAGAATAAATGGCTACAATTAAAAAATGATGCATATAAAAAACAAATTGATGCGTTTAATAAATTAAATGAATTCTTTTTGCCATATTGTCATATAGATTTATTTGGTAATCCTGATATAAATTATAATTCTCCTACGCAATTATTACCCCTTTTATGCAAAATAACAGGACAAGAATTAGAGTCAACTAATGAAAATTATATTAAATATATTGACCATCCTGTTATTACTGCATTGATTGAATATCGAAAAGCAACTAAACTACTAACTACATATGGGCAAAAATTTATCGATGAAAATGTCCAAGCTGATGGTCGTATACATACACAATTTAATCAACTTGGAGCTAATACGGGTCGTTTCTCTAGCAAAAATCCTAATTTACAAAATATACCGCATCAACAAATTTATAGAGATCCTTTTATCGCAGAAGACGGATATAAATTAATATGTGCCGATTACTCAGGACAAGAAATGGCTTTACTTGCATATATAAGTCAAGAAAAAAATTTAATAGATGCGATTAACAATGATATCGATATACATTGTATGACTGCATCGTTAATTTATAATATACCATTAGAAGAATTTTTTATTGAACCTGGTAATTATTCTAAAGATAACTTAAGACCTGATAAAAAAATAATTAGAAATAATGCTAAATCAACAAATTTCGGTGTTGTATTTGGCATGGGTCCAAAAAGATTATCTGAAACTTTGAGAATCAATATAGATGAAGCGAAAGAAATCTTAAATAAATACTATGAAAAACTTCCTGGCGTAGATAGACTAATGAAATATTTAACTGCAGAATTTAAAAAAAATAAATATGCATATAGCCCGCTAGATGGACGTAGAAATGACTTTTCAAATATAGATTGGGATAATAATAAAAAAGTTTCCCATGGTATTAATGCTGCAAAGAATCTACCTATGCAAGGAGCTGCCGCATCTGTAACAAAACTCGCCTTAGTATATATCGATAAAAAAATTAAAGAAATGAAATTAGACGCAAAAATAGTTTTAGTTGTTCACGATGAAATTCTTGTTGAAGTAAGAGAAGATCAAGCCGAACAAGCTGCTAAAATGGTAGCAGAAGAAATGATACGAGCATTTAATTTCTTTTGTCCAACAGTAATTATGAGAGTTAAACCAGAAATAAGTGACCATTGGGTACATTAAAAAATTTAAGGAGAAATTTATGATAATAAATATTATTACATTAATATTAGTTTTCTTAATATTAATAACAGTCATGACAAATTTAACTCAAAACGATGATAAAAATAAAAATGATAAAAAATATGAAATAAATTATTCTTCTTCATCTACTACACCTTCAATACCAATTCCAATTAATTCAACTATTAAACAACATATAGACCAACAAAAAGATGTGGAACAAGGACAAAATGTTGATGAAGCATTAAAAATAGCATTGCAATCTAATGAAATAACAGAAGATTTTATTGCAACTCATTATTTAAATATATTACAAATTTATAAAAAATATGATTATTTAATGTCAAATGAAAGTGCTGTATATGATATAATATCTACACTTATAACATATTGTTCTAATGTACAAATTAAAATTTTCTTAATAGCGGAAATTAAAAATATATTACAAATAGAAAATGAAAATATATCTGTCGATTTAAAACTAAAATTACTAAACTTATTATTTTCACTAGTAAATTCATCAGGAGGAAATAAATAATGATAATAGGTTTTGGTAATAAAGCACAACAAGGAAAAGATACATGCGCTAAAATATTCCATAATTTATTTCCAAATGATTCTATTATATTACATTTTGCAGACGAATTAAAAGAAGAAGTAAAATACATAGAAGGATTTTTATTAATTATACATATTCCTAATTCTACTAATGATATTATTATCCGTAATAAAAAATTAATTACACCGGAAGGTATAATTAAGTATGAATATAAATTAGTTACCGATGAAAAATTAAAAAAATTAATATTGAATTATTTAAATGGTAAAAAGTCACACGTAGGTATGATAGATAAAGATCCAATTCTATTACAACTATGGGGCACTGATTTTAGACGTAATGAAGATCCAGATTATTGGGTTAATAAAGTAAAAGAAAAAATTAACTCTCTTAACAAAAAATATATTTTAATTCCCGATACAAGATTTAAAAATGAATTCGAATATATTAAATCACAAGGTGGGTATTATATACGAGTAATAAGAAAAAATTATATTAATAATGATCGAAATCCTTTACATAAATCCGAAATAGATTTAGATGATGTAGTGCCAGATTATGAAATTATTGCAGAAAATGGTGATATAAAATCGTTAGAGGAACAAATAAAAAATATTATTAATGATATAAATGAAAAAGAAAAAAATAAAAATGCAAAGGTTTAACCCTTTGCATTTTTTTTTAACTTAAATTTTATACTTTAACACTTAATAAACCAGTTGCTTCAAGAGGACTCAATGCTGTTGCTCTTAAAGAAATATTTTCAACTAAAATTGTTTGTTGTGCAGCTAAGCTTAAACTATGTGCTTGAATAAAACAACCCTCAAGATAAAATCCACCGTAAGCATCACCCGATGTATCATAAAAAGCAAAACCTAAGCCAATAGGTTTATTAAAATAAGAAGAAGCTAAATTAATAAAGAAATATCCAGGATTAGGAACAGTATGTCCACTTTTAACACTTTCCATAGTTACATCGATTGATTCTTCAGTAGATTTTAAATTTGACGAAGGCTCTGTTGGGCTTGCTATAGATGCTCCAGTACCTTTATCAAATGCACCTACTGCCCAGGAATTCATTTTAACAGAATCTCCATCAGCTTGCTGTAAATATATTGCATACATAAGTGATGGACCATCAAATAAAATCCTATTTAATGATGCACTGATAAATGTTCGACCTGGAATAAAAATAGGAAGTCTTGCACCAATTTCAAATAATTGCTGTATCTGCTTTTGTTGTGAAATTTGCACACCTTGTACAAATCCAACTGGAACTAAAGAAGTATAATCCGTTACATTTTTTAAATATGGTGGGCCGGAAAAAATTACTGCACTATCAGAAGACAAAAAATTATTCCCATCTGAATAATATTCCTGAGCTTGCACGTTTTCCGATAGAAAATTTTCCCTCCAATCGTTTAAATTTTTATATGATGTACTTGCCATTTTCTATCTCCTTAAAATAATAATGTAATCTTGATATAATTAACGGGATATACAGGTAAAATGTTTATTTCGATCAAAATTGTATCTGGATTAATATCATCTTGTTTTATGGATAGTACACTCATATCATTTATAACACCATTAGTTACAAGTACTCTTTTAATACCCGTTAAAATCGAATTTATTAATTTAATGAAATTTGCATTTATATTATATTTTCCAATATATGGGGATAATGTCTCCCTTATAAATTTAGCAGTATAATCTAAAGCTTTAGTTATACTCAATTCTTGTTTTGCTATAGAAGTAATATCCGTACTCAACTGATGTCGAATATATATTGGATTTGAATAAGAATTTTGTGTCATTATTAATGTACCACCCGAAGCCATAGTATTTAAATTTGTTTCAGTAAACAAATCCCAAGAACCGATAGTTCTTGATAATCCTACCACAGTTGAATTAGTTAGAGGCTGTGATGGATGTGTACCTATAATTAATCCCGCCAATTGTGCACAATAGTAAAATCCTGGTACCGGGGCCAATACTGTAACTTTACCATCAGATCCGCCCCAACCACCAGCTATTAATTCATTTAATACCTGATCTGTTAAATCAGTACCAGCTTTATATTTCTTACCTGTAGATGGAATAACTAAATCACTTATTAATTTAGCATATATACCGAGTGAAATAAAATCTTTATCCATAAATGGATCAAAAGAATTATTAATCCAAGATTGATATATAGTACTAACGTGTCTTGTTTCAACTGTATAGGCTAAATCAGGATGTATAGAAAATAATCTCTTTGACCCATATGCTGAATTTGTATCACGTATACTTGTAGCAATATTTGCTCTTTCTGTTGCATCTAAATTATATATTATATCTCCATAAGAAACTTCTTTATTTACTAATGCGATTCTTTCTTTTTTTACAGTAGGACTAGACATATTATTGCAATGTATTACTAACGAAGAGGGGTCGATCTTATGTGTCATCGGAGCAATAACATATACATCATGAGTCGCTAAATCATTATTTATAGCATCTATACATTGAGTTTCAGTAATACCACTAGCTGACAATGATAAAATATTAATAGTATTATTAGAATTCATCATTGCCAATGTAGCTCCATAAGCTAATGGATTCCATGAAACCGATGGTCCTAAAATTAATTCAATATCAGAAGCCGATTCTATAACATTGAATTTATTTAAAACGGGTTTTTTTGCTCTAAAGCCAACTTTGACTAAGTAAGTTCCAGTTGCTACTGTTGTAGAAGTTATATTCGCATTAATTGTAACAGTATTATTATTTACTGTAAAATCAGTCCCATTCACCAAATGATAACTATTACCTGTACCTGCTCCAGATACACCAAATAAATCTATTATAACTAAATCCTCATCTCCAGTTACATCGTAATAATTTGCATTAATTCCAGATAAAGCTAATGTATATTGAGTACCTGTTGTATATTTTGTACTAGCTATTGAACTTTCACTAGATATATCTTGCCAGTAAAATGCATGCCCAACAATACAAGCTTCTAATTCTGGAGTTGCTAAAATAGGTGTTTGAGAGTTTTGTATTTGAGTTATCTCTACACCAGGCTTGGTATAAACTCTCGCCATTTAAATACCCTCCAAATTTTTATTTGTATTTTTATTAAATAATCCTTTGATCATATTATAACCTAATTTTGCTTCAGTATATGGTCTAGCAAATTGCCATGTTGCATAATCGGTTATACCTTCTTTTACTCTATTATCTCCTCCGAATAATAAAGACTGTGCACCAAATGCGGCAGGAGTTATTGAAGCCCCTAATACTTGCATCGGTAATCGTTTTTTTACAATATAATTTATTACTTCTTTATTATCAGGTGATAATTGCATTCCTGCAATCGGTCTATCTTTAAGAAAACTTGCTTTACTCCGTAAATATAATTTACCATCTGGGGCTCTATAAATATCATTTACAGGATTAATCATTCTAGTACCTTTTCCAGGTATTACTTTAAATCTTTCTGTTCGTATTTGATCTTTTGTTAAATCAAAAAAGTTTTTTATACCTTGTATTACATTTTCTGAAAAAGACTTTCCAGCTCCAATGCCTTCTCTTAATCTTCTTGCACTATATACTGCATTCCCAATGCCTCGGGCTAACCACCCTGAATTAGCTGGAACTGCTATTTCTTCTAATGCTACAGAACCATTACCTAATGATTTAATCATTGGAGTTCTATATTGAACTAGATAATCTGCTAATGATTTCCTCGCTAGTTGTCCAGCTGTACCACCTGCTTTTAAAGCTCCCTCAGCACCTTCTAAAAAAGATAAAAATTTACCACTAGTACCTAAATTCTTTATAGCTTGTGCTACAGGCTTTATAAATTTTATTAAATTAGCAAGAACTCCTACTTGAGCATTTTTTTCTAATATATTTTCTATTTCATGTGCAAAAGCCGTTTTAATTATATAATCAATATCTTTATTATTCATATTTTTATCCTTCTATAGTAATTTCATTTTGAATATTTTCACCAATTTTGTAATATCCTTTAACTACACCGCCACTGATACTGTATATATATGGATCATCGGTTGGTATTGGATTTTTATCTATAACATTATTTAATGTTATTGCATCTATATAATGTATACTAAATGTCGATTCTGGTAATTTTAAAAATTGTATTTGGGTTCCACCATTTATAACTTTAAAATCTATATTTTCTAAATATTCTATTTCATCACCAATTATTTGAATATTATTTTCTTTTGTTTCCTTAATAACTGTATGCTGAATAAAACAATCTAAACTTAATGGTATTAGAAATAATTCAGGTTCAGATGAAGCTTTAATTAATTGTTCTGCACCTATACTTAATCCATTTATTTGATGAATACCTGCCTCTTTTAGTTTTGTTTTATATCCAATTATTGCAGTATTTAACATATCAGCTATATTTTCGGCTTGTATACCATTTTTTGAAATTATATTATATGTAATACTAACCCTTAGTAAATCAGTAAAAATTTCATTTGAAAATACTCCAGAATTTGGACTATTTGCCGCTAAATTTTGTATACCATATTTATTAATTAATACTGAATTCTTCCCATATTGTCCACGAACTATAAATGACCAATTTATACCATTTCTAGATAAAATGATACAAGGTTTCTTCGCTGCAACGCCTAAATCAACTGCCATTTTGTCAGCAATTATTATAGCAGTATCTTGTACCGAATACCGCCAAGGAAAAATCCTACTTTGTTCAAAATAAGCTTGAGCAAAACTTAAAAAAATGTATTTTATTGAATTAGATATCCCCAAAATCTACAATCCCAAATAAATAATCTTTTAATTCAAATTCTTTTACTTCATCAAATTGAATTATTTCATTTTTTGTACTATGTATTTCTAATATACTATTTTTCATTTCATCCATTATTTGTCGCATAATATTTACAATATCGACAACAGTTTGTTGTTTTGGAATTATTTGCATAATTAAAATTTATAATTTTCTTTTGTTACTTTTAAATTATTTGCCTTTAATCCCAACTGAATTCCCCTATAACCTAGTAATGTCGCTAAGGGTAAACCCACATATTGTGCTAATAAATAAGCAACAGTATGTGGGCTTGTTAAAGCTATTATAGCACCCGAGGTTAAGCCTATAACATAACCCCAAATTTCTTTTCGTTTATACCAAGTTTTAGGTTTAGATTCTTTTTCTTCTTTTTCTTCTTTTTCTTCTATCATTGTTTATTGACAAAATTATCAAATATATAATTCTTTAAATTAATAACTAATTCAATTCCTTCAATAACAGCTTTTTTCTGTATACCTGCATCTTTCAAATTAGCAATAATTAAATCTTTTTCTTCTTCAGTTATTGAATCTAAAAATTCAGCTGGAATCTTAGTAACACAGTTAATAAAAGGCACAATATTCATTAATGGTTTAATAAAATTATTAATATCACCTATAGTAATTTTATTATCATCTTTTAATGATGTTTTAACTGCTTCACTTAAAGAAGCTAAAAATTTAATTGCCTGAATAATATTATCGACACCTAGTTTATTTTCTACCATATAAAAACCTCCAAATTTTAATAAAATTTAATAAATTATTATAGTTTAATATATTTATTTTATACATAAAAGTCAAATTAAATAATTTTTCCATTAAAAACTAATCCATTTAATTCTCCATTTAATTCTTCTAATGCACGCATACTATCATTAGTAACTCCGAATTTAAGTAACGCAGATATTGATAATAAAACTTCATATGTAGTTTGTTCATATGATTTTGAATGTCTATATAACGATATAGTATCAATTTCGTTTAATAACACTTCTAATCTGCCAGAATGCCATTCTTTGTATTTTTCAATAACTATATCTGGAATATTTAATTCTTTCCATCTTTTTTCATAATCATTTATTGCCCGTATAACCATCATTCTAGCTTTATTACGAAAATCCCCTGTTGATGTAAAATTCTTCTCTTCATTTATAAATTTTCTAATATTATTTTCATATGCTAAACATTGTTCTGCAACCATTGTTCTAAATATCTCTGTTCTACCCTCTGAATCAAAATTAATATTTTTTATATCACGGGCAAGAATTTCCTGTATTACACTAAATATAGGATGTGAACATAATAATGTTTCATTAATAGAATTTTCAGTTTGCTTAGTTTTTCGATCGTATAAAAACCATTTAATTATTAAATATCCTATACCGCCACTTCCTAATAATGTAACTAATAAAGTTTCGATATGAAATGTATTATTTGTTTCATGCTCTTTATTTTGTATTATCGGTGTATGTAAAGTATCGCTATGACATATATGTATAACTTCTTTATTATTTAATGGAGTAATATTACGTGCCACTATCCATGTTATACAAATTAATACTATTATAGCTATTATATGATTAATCTTCAATTTCATGTAAAAATTTTCCTCTTATTCAATTTATTACATATTTAAATATTTAATAAATTTATCAACTGGCCATGCCACACTAATATCAGTTTTATCTGCACGCAAATTATGATGTGACATAATACCTGTTTGTTTAAAATAATTTTTATCAAATGTAAAACTGACAATAAAAGTTTTCGGAATATTAAATTTTTCACATAAAAATTTACATAATTCTGCTGTTGCTTTTACTTGTTCATCAGTATATGTTGCCCAATAATCATAATTACGCCATTTTTTTGGATAAACTTCCCCATAATATTTAACTTTTCCATCAAACCAATAATAAGCATTATCTTTTCTTATTAATGGGCCTTCATTTATAATTTCTATACCAATTGATGTTTTGTTATCATTTTTAGTTGCATTACCGCCTATATGATATGACCAATATTCATCATTAAATACTTGATAAATTTTTCCATTTTTTTCTATAATATATGGAACAGAAACTCGATCTTTTGTTTTATTCCACCAATCAATTACTGATTTAGCAGTACCACTACTAACAGTATGATGTAAAATAATTTTATCCTTTTCTGATTTTTCCTTAAAAAATTCAGATTCACTTAATATAGATTGTAAATTAATTATTTCCATATTTAACCTCATTTATTTAATAATTTATATAAATTATCATCAAAAGAAATTAACGATAATTGGACTATTTGTTCTATTGTAATACCGAATTTTTGTATTAATCGTATTTGATTTACCAGCCAAAGACGCCCGTTATCATCCTGTACTATATCACGAGTTGTTAATAATGGAAAATGTAATGTATATAGCATAATATCACTAGGTTTCCATTCACCAAACATTTGGATTTGATTATATTGAGGTGCGGCATTTATCATACCTAAAAATATGATAGGATTATAATAACCATTTACCCAACCTGTACCATAACAAATTGGGCAATTTGGATCTGTTGTCCTCATTAAAATAGAATCCCAGCAGCGTGTACAATGCTCCCCCCATGTTCTTCTTTTTCTTAATTTAAAAGTACGACCGACAAAAGTATTCATTGAAATAGATTTTCGTCTAATAATTTCAGATACAATTTTATCTTGTCGAGTTATATTAGTATAAGCAGGGATTTCGGGCTGAATAGAAAAAGAATTAGATACATTATCGTGTATCTCTAATTTATAGTACCAATTTCGCCCATATTGCATTAAATTATATAATGACACATCGATATATGAATTTGAATTTCCAGATATACCTGATGCAATTAATACATAATCATTTATATTAGTCGACGGAGCTTCACTTCTATATATAGAAATATCATAATTATTTAAATTTTCAACCGTCGGAGCATAGTCCCAATTTAAAATGGGACCGTTAGGGTTATATGTTATAACGTTAAAAGATTGTAAAGTTAACATAATTAATACGGACCTAAATTAGTTGAATAGTCTGAATGCAAACCTCCCCAACAACTATTTAAATTGATATCTAATTTAAAATTACCAACAGAACGCATATATTTATTTAATAATAAATTATAATAATTAATATAACGCCCATATTTATCATAATTTTGAACTGTAACCCCACCAGCATCATTATATGTTAGCGTATTGCGAGCTGATAAGATACCTTTCATAGTTAAAATTTGTAAAGTCGCACCTATTTTTAATATATTCCAGGGAATATCACTGAAATTTGTAAAATTAGTTCTTATTCCAATTTCATTATTAATCTCATCTAATGCATCTTGTAATGCATTATATAATTCTAAATCAGTACTTTCTATTACTTGCTCTAATATATTTAATTCTGCAGTATCCTGTAAAAATTTTCGTAATCTATCAACATAAACTTGATCATTTTCTGGAACTGCATCTATACCTAATTGCTCAGGGGTTAAAGTTGGCATAAAATCCTCCTAATACAAACAATTTATAATTAAATATAATCAATATTTATATATCAGTCAAATAATAAAAAAGACCGACAGAATCCTGTCGGTCTTAGAAGAAATTTTGATAGGTATTTATTATGATAGGACTAATTTTGCTACAGATTTGGTATTTCCAATACCCATACCAATTAGTTCGTAGGCAGAGAATGTAATTATATCTTTCTTTTTCTCTATCCAGAATTTAACATCACCTAATACAAGGAATTGACCGAAGTATTCCTGTGCGGTAAAGGCGTAAATCTTATTCTTTAATAGAGAAACTTTATTTGATACAACTACTTTCTTACCCATTAATGTAGCATAGGTATATCCATTTACCATAACTTCTGATACTACTGCATCACCGGCAGATGTTGCAGGATACAATGCTAATCTGTTAAACATTGTTGTATCCATTAACAACATTTCGCATTTTAGTTCATTACCATCCAATATATCGAATAATCTCTTGAGATCACTTCTCTTAATCATACCCTCTGATCCAGTAACAGATGTATCATATGTTCCTGAGATCAATGTAGTATGGCCATTAGAAGTCTCAATATCGATAGCGGCATCGCAATGACTTAAGAATGCTGTATCTTCGATCTTCTGAATATCTAATACAGAATTTCTTTCGATAATTTCTGTAAATGGCATTTCATATGCTAACAATTCAGTTTCTGTTTTCTGGAAAGTTTCAGACTCGACTTTGAAGAATGGAATCTCGAATCTTTCCCCGACTAGGTAATTTGTGGTTGGATTACCACGGAAGTTAACAACCATAGCCTTTGAATCTGGTTCGATATCGACTATCTTTACTAAACCATCATGATTTACTGATCTCTGTAAATCTTTTGATGTTACATATTGTGGTTGTACTATCTGTCTTGCAAATGACTGCTCTCTTAATTTTGTTCTAATAAAAATAGAACCTTCAGCCATTATTTTTGCAGCACCCTCGGGGGTATTAAGTTTATTTAAAAATAACTGATTGACCGCTGATAAATTTTCATCTTGCATATTCCTACCCCCCTTTAAATAGTTACAAATTCAATACAATTTTGATAAGGTGTACTTAAATATTTGCATGTGTGTTTCGCTTTAGTACAAATTGCAACAACAACTTTATTTCCTGTGGAAGTAGTTGTTAACTTACCATTTGCACTAACATACAAAGGAGTTCCAGGTATTGGATTATCGCCCGATTCAATCTGATCTGTTACCGCCCTATATTTTCCATATAGATAAGTCAGATTTCCAGTTGCAGCGATGTCAGGTGACCAACCAGGTGAACCATCTCTATTTGATTCAGACCAAATAGCTACTGCAAAATTTCCAGCAGTAGGTTTTGTTAAACCATCACCAGATTCTGTATTTGCAATTTCGACAAATGTACCAGTAACACCAGAAGCTAGTGTCCAAGCATCTGCCTTTGCATCGAATCTGTGAATGAGGTTTATATCGCTTTTTAGTATAAGCATTTTATTCCTCCGAATTTATTAAAGTATTTATAAATCTTTCTTCTGCGTTGATCGGGATACCTATAGCGTCCTGATCAGCATCTAATTTAAATGGACTTAATCGTACTTTTGATAATAACATTGCCTGTTTCATAATTTCCATTTCCTGTTGCGACTTATTTTTGATTTCATTTAATTTGTCTTCTAGATCTTCAGCTGCTACAGCCCCAGATTTATATAAATCAAAAACTAATTTTTCCGAATTCTCAATATGAGAAATTCGATTTTTTAATTCTTCATTTTCTATCTGTAATTGTCGAATAACTGTAGCAGCAATTTTATTTAGATCTTCAGACATAATTATTAATATCCGTATCTTTTCAATGTTTCAATGAATTCTTCAGCCATAATCTGGCCAGCCTGTCTCAATTCAGCAACTTTTTCGGTTTCTTCTACAACTGCAGCATCATTTTCGATCATCATTTCAGCTAATTTAACAACATCATTTTCATCATAATCATTACCAAATTCTTGATAAAGTAGATCATCAGCCAACTCTGCATATTTTGTAATTATTTCTTCTGTTGGATCAGCTTGTCTTTGCTGTTCGTTATATTCGGCTGTTTTTTCCATTGCCTTCATTGCTTCATATACTGATAATAGATTTGCCATAAATATTTCTCCTTAATAATTGTTATATAATTTGTTTTAATTATCCATTATAAGAATTATTCTCTAATTCTTGTGCAATCTTCATTAGTTCGTCCATAAATGCGCGAGCTAGAATTTTACCTTGTTCAACAAATTCAGCTACTTTCTGTATATCTTCTTCGGTTATTTCTTCATTAAACGGTTGTTCATTAGCAGTACCTTTTTCTTCTGGTACAGATGTATTATTATCATCCATACTTGCAATTTTTTCTGTAAAAACTTCTTCGGCAGATTTTTTGCCCTCTAATTGTGCAAGTATCTCATCAATTGAATATGACGTTTTCATTTAGCCTCCGTTATAATTTCGTTATATAAATTATTAAATTCGTTTTCTGGTAATTCAGATAAAAATTCAGCTGTTTTAAAAATCCATTTTTCAACTTTAGCGGTGCCTAAAGCTCCTAATAAAGCACTTAAAATTGGATGTTTTCTAATAAAGTTTTCTGTTCTAGAGATTGGAATTCCTTTTTTTACCTTATTTTCTGCTTTACCAGATAAATAATAGGACACAGGTACTGCGACTAATGAGTTACGTAATACCAAACGTAAACTTGCAGTTTTATTAAATTCATTTTTCTGTGCCCATAAACTTCCAGCAGTTCCCGCCCCTATTAATAATGGTAAAAGCCAAGGATACTTTACCAATAAACTATCATATTTCTCTGGTGCTAATTTATTAAATAATTTTAAATATCCCAAATACAATCCACCTAATGTACTTAATGGTATTACTGGATTTTTCTCTGGAGTTAATGGTGGATCTGGTGTATAATTAAATAAAAGTTTAGAAATAAAAGATCGTTCTTTCTGTTCAGGTTGATGTAAATTAGATTCTACTGTAATATTTGGAAATTGTATCATTTGTGCAGTTTTAACCAATTCTCTAGCTACTATTAACTCTTTTGTCAGTGAATGCAACGGTATAGCATCTTTTATTTCAAACGCTAATTTTTCATTGAAATTATCTAAATTAATAAATTCGTCTAAATCAATTTCAGGTATAGAATCTTTATTTATATTTGTAAATACTATACCTTTATCTTCAAATTCTTCTGCTAATTTAGAAAATCCAGTTGAATTCAATACTATTTTTTGAAAATCTTTTGCTTGAGGAATTATTCTAAGTCCTAATAAAGTAGAAAGTGCTTCCTCTAAATTCGATGTAGAAAGAGTTTTGACTGTCTCGTAAGGTAATTCACGATAGCTACTTTCTGGCACTGATGTTATTTTTGTCATACTAATGAGTTCCACCGGTGTATATTTTTTTATTGTTGCACTTTTATATTCTGCTTCTTTAATATAAACATTATTTTCATTATTTGCAAGACTTTTTATTTGATCTATTATTTTTTTATCTGATGCTTTCTTTTTATCTAAATTTAAAAATACTTTAATAATTCCCGCAGTTCTATCGGCCGGTATAGTAACAAAACTAATATCAAAAAAATTAGGATGTGGATTAAATGCAAAAACTTTTTTACCATTAGGTAATATTTTACCCATCATCTTTTTTAGATGATCACAATATTCATTTCTATTTTTTGATTTTTTACCACAAATGCTGCAAACATCATAGGGGTTCTTACTGCCCATGCTCACTGCGAGTAAATTACCATCTTTTAATTTCTTAACTATCTCTGATGCTTTTTCATCATCTAATTCTAATAATAATTCTACTCGCTTCATTTTATCATTATAAAATGCAAATAAAACGCGCCCTAATGATTTAGACTGATCTTTATTTTTATGATGAACATAAACGCCGGCTTTTTCAAAAGTTTTATGTGTTCTTTTTAAAACCTCATCTTCAAATGCATCATTATTTCTGTTTGGACCGAAATATTCATATGCAGTCATTGCATTACACAATGCATATGTTTTACCTTCTTTCGGCTCTAATTGTAAAATTTTTTCTTGAAGCTCTGGAGAATATGACTCAGCTGTTTTAATAATTCCTTCGGAACTATTAGTATCAATAATATTTAATATATCAGTATTCCCGTCTTCAAAATAATCTGATCTTTTTTCAATCATATATTATAAATTTTAATAATTCATAGAATTTTTTAATAATTCAGATAAAATAACACTTGTAGTAGTTAATTTAGCGGTATCTGATACCTTGCTCCCTCTACCGCGTGTATCTTTCATTTTCTTATGTATATCTACTAATGTATTAAATGTATCTGGTGGTGGCCCACCAAATTCGCTTGATGAAGTTCGTGAAATAGCTTGGGTAAGATATGCACCTGCTGCCAATGGGTCTTCTGCCATATATGGGGCAAAATGATATAACGATTCCCAATATTTTGCTAAAAGTTCTGGATCCACTTTTTGTAATTGTGGATGCTCTTCTAACATTTTTTCAAATAACTTCTTTTTCTTCCTAGAATCTTGTACATTTTTTAACGATTTTATAATTAAATCCGCAATAGTTGAAATTGTTAAAATACCTAACATCGCTGCGGCACCAAATAAAGCTTTATCACCAACTTGTTTCCAATGTGAATGTAATTCAGCTAATTTCATAAATGGTGGCTCAAATCTATTATTCATTTTATACTCCGTTTTATCTTAAAAATGTAGGTTTATTTTTCATTGCTAAATATGTAGTATATTTATTTAATAATGCATCTTTTGTCCCTACTAAATGACCGCTCTCTCCAGCACGTTTACCTAAAATAAATGCAGTTGGGACTCCAACAATTGTTGTTGCTAGCAATGGGCGCTTCACTAATCCAAGAAATATTTTACCCAATCCAGCAGTTTTTACACAATCATCACTTTCAATTTTTTCTATCGTATCAAAATATTTATATTCAGCAAATTCTGCTAATTTAACAATTTCGTTTAATTGATTATCTATTTCACTAACAAGTTTATAATATTTTGAATCTGTATTAATAAATTTATTTTCTTCTGCTATTTTTTCAAAATCATATCCTGGTATTGAATATTGAAGTTCATTTAAAACTTGTATTATACCATCACCATAATTTTTTGATGCAGTTTTAATAATATTCTTCAAATCAGCATAATCATATTCTTCGGATAATATTAACTGCTTGGTTAATGATTTTAATTTATCTAAATTATGCTCTATTTCGGCTTTCTTTTCAATTAGCCTTTCTTCTAATACTTCAAGATCAAAACGCATTTTTTCAAATTTGCGTTCAGTCTCTTTTATACTTTTAATATTATCTGTATTTACATATTCTTCTAATGAAGCAGATTTTAATAAAGATATATCACCTTCAGGTTCTAAATCAGGATATTCCTCATTATAATCAGGGTAATATTCCGCTTCCTTTTTAACAGATTTAATTTGTTTTATATCGGCGAGGGGAAAATAAATATACTTATCTTCTGCTTCTTTAATTAAAGCTAAATAAGTCTCTGTATTTGCTGTCTCGGCAATTCTCGCTAATTGATCTTCATTTAGATTATATTTTTCAGCTAATTTTTTTAACCCCTCAGTCATATCAGCATTTTTTTCTAAAAAATCTGCTGATAATTGTCTTCCCAACTCTAATAATTTTTCACTATTAATCATATTTAAATTTATCCTATATTATATTAAAAGTCAAGTAAATTATTTATTTGAAAAAGATGTCGATGATAAAAACAAAGATTTACCCGTATACATATCTAATGTAATAATCGCATAAAGTAATGCATGGAAAAAGTCATCAGGACCAACTGATGTATATTTTGTTTTACCTATAGTCTCATCATGTTCCATTTGAATATTTAAAATATCGTCTAAAAATGGTTCGGAATATTCCCATTTCGGAAATTCAATCTTACCCTTTTTTAATAACGCAAAGAAATCAGTCATTATACTTGTACGTCCCAAAGTATATGCAGGCATTTTTGAATTCCATTTTATTTTTTCTTTTTGCTCTCTCATATGTTGAAATGCCACAACTCTTTCGTATCCTATCCTTGAACGGATTTCTGCATTCGGGGCTTCACCCATCCCATAATCTGCACCTAAAAATTTACAATCCCATTTCTTCATCAATCTTGGTATTTCTCTATGTATAAATGCATAATCAGCTTCTTTCCCTATAAATTTTTTCATATATGGGACTATATATTTTTCCGGTGTCTTATAAACAACAACACATACTGTATTAGAACTTTCAGAATTAACGGGTCCGTAATCTATACCCATTACTTTATCATAGGATTGACATAATTTATCCGGCTCTGTTAGTATAATCTTATCTGGATTACAACATGCTTGTAATTCCATTGTTGTAATTGGAGAAACACCTTCATCATATTCCAATGCTAAAGATTCATTATAAAAAATAGATTTAGATGGAACTGTTTCCATCTTTTGTATAACATCGGTTTTCCAATCTACCCACGGTGCGTGTGCAAAATGCAATAAACAGACTCGATAACCTTCTAATATGGGCTTTTGTGTTAGTGAATATGTCGAAACCCATTCACCATGTCTGGTATCTAATGCTTTACCACATTTAGAACATATTACTCCATAATTTCCAATATTCGCTTCACCTAAAATTTCCCAAGATCCACAGTGCTCACAACGAATAGCATATTCATTCATCGTCGATTTATACCAAAGATCAGCTAATGTACCTCGTGTTCTTTTTGGAGTACCTGCATAATAAACTCTTTTTAAAAGAGATCTTGCCATAGTTTCTTTAGCAATAGAAATTGATGCTGGAACTAAATCTTGTGTTTCATCGAAGAAATTTATATCTGCACTAATACCTCTAATACTATCGGCACTCGCTAATGCATATTTTAAATTTATCGTACTTCCATTTAAAAATTTCTTTGTAGATTGATTATTAACAATTGTCGAATTTATATAAAATTGTTTAATTAATGGGCTCTCTTCTATTACAGGACTCAATCTTTCTGTAGAAAAAACTTTCATTTGACTCATTAATGGGGCAACATATAGAGAACTTAAATGCGGATTCATTAAACTCCATGTCAATAATATATTTGCAATTGTAGTAGATTTAGCAGTATTATGTGTAACAATGGAATCTATTTGAAATGTATGGTGATTATCTACTTCAATTGCTATAGTACGAGCGCGACCAACAATTGAAATTTTTGATACCGAATCAAAAATTACATCGCTATCAATTAATTTCTTTATTTCAGGAATATGTTCATATTTTTTTATTTCCTCTAATGAATAATCTGAAGCTTTAACATTTACAGTCGATTTTAATAAAATATTATTTATATATTCGCATTTATATAAATTGACTTTTTCTTCAAATTGACTGTTACTTTCACATTCTAATTGCTTATCTTTAGCATCAATATCTAATATATTTAAAATTTTTAATACGTCTTTATATCTAAATATTGATACAGTATGGCTAGGTTTTTTATTACCTGGTAATATTTCAAATTTATTTTTTACTAATAATGATTTATATTTCCCCTTAGTTGTAATTACTCCTAGTTTTAATAATAAATCTTGTAAGCCATAGGCAAATTCTTCATCATTTAAATAAATCATTATAACAGGAGTTAATGTCCTCGATAATTTAAATTCACCTATTACCTGTATAATAGTTTTTAAATATTCTACTACACATTCTTCATTACTATTAAAAATAAAATCTGGATGTTGTTGAAAATTATCTGTTAATTGTTTTATTTTAGATATTGGTAAATTTGCATTATAAAATGATTTAAATAATTGATCATTTTGAAAAGTCCAATTTTTACCTTTATGTAAAGCTAAAAGAAACGCAATAGTACGAATTTCAGGTAAATTGTATGGGCAATCCTCACTTAATTGAAATGCACAATTATTATTTTGTGATATACCTATTCTATCTTTATACTTTAAATTTTGAGCCTCTACAAATCCATTTATAGTCCATATTGGATGATTACCAGTTACATTAATAGCTCTCTTCGTATATGTTTGAATACGATAAATATCTTCTATGCCATTATCCCAAACATTTGTAACAGTTACAATTTCATTTTTTAATGTTTCTGGATTAAATCCAATTAGCTTCATTCCAGGTACAATATCTTTTGCTTTAACTTGTTTTCCATTAGCTAGCGATATTTCTTGATTCTCATATACACATTGACGAGAAAATTTCATAACAATTTCTTTTGCTTCTGAGTTATAAATATCTCTCATGTGTGGGTAGTCAGCTAATGAAAAAGGTTTTCCCTTTAGGTATAGAAATTTTTCAGCAAAATCACTACGGGATATATTAATAATTTTCTTTTCCATAAACAATATTTTTCAATTTATCGAGTAGTTCTTTTCGATCACCATCTAAAATTTCTTTCAATTCAGATTCATATTGCAATAAACTTTTTGCTAAAAAATTAAACATACCATCCATATATAAGGCACATTGATCATAATTTTTATTCATTGCAATATAATTCAATAAACGTATAACATAAAATTTAATATCCTCGTATCTATCCGATGAATCTAATGGAATATTAAATTCTATTGTTTGAGCTGATGGTGTAGGTTCTGATGCCGATTTGTTAAATAAATTTGCAATATTTTTTAATATTTGCATTACCTTCGATTCCTCTTTTTTCGGTTTTTTTGAGAAGGTTTTTCATAATATTGTTTATTTTTGTAAGTTTCTAAAATTTTAAATTTTTCAACTACTTTTTTAAATTGTTTTAATGCCTTATTTAAATCATCTTTTACAATAACAACTGTTGTAAATTTTTCCATAATAATTTTTGATTAATTAAAAAAATAAAATCCATCAGCATCTACTTTCAATTCTTTAAAAAATTCAAAGTAATGTGCATATTTGGAATTTTCTAATAATTTATAAATTATATTATAAGTTGATTTTCTAGGTATACCGAAACCATAGTTATAAACTAATTTACGCTTTTTATCTATATCTTTACAAAATGATATTAACGAATTTACATCATATCTCAATTCATCAATTTTATGTTCTAATAAATAATTTTTTGCCCAACTATCTGGTAATTCTTTAATATTATCCAATTGATCTAAATCCTCTTTCCATCTATCTACTAAATTATAAAAATACCTAACTAAATTTTCAGCGTATTTAATATCCATATAAAATTCATCTTCAGGTTGTTGTGTATATTTATATTTATCTGGAGAAACAACCCACCGATCTTTTAATATATCATATACACCAAAGGCAGAATCCCCCCAAAATTGTTCTTTACCATTCCATGGTACTAAGAAAAAATTAATTGGGTGCAATGTACCTTTTGCTATATTTCCATTTATTTGTTTTCTCTTTTTTATAATTAATGGATCAGAAATTAATTCTGGTGGATCTACAGTAACATTAATATCAATGTCTGAATCTTCAGTCCATTGATAACCAGTTGTAGATCCAATTAAATATAATTCTTTAATATTTTTTAATGGTATTAGTGTTTGAACTCTTTCAATTATTTGACTTTTAATTTCTTTACGTAATTTACGGCTTTCATCCCATATATCGGGACACAATGTCTTTTGTATTTTATCTAATATTCCTGATATTTTTTCCATAAATTTAAAACCTAATAGTTAAAGTATTATAATATAATATATAAATAATATTTTTTAAAGTCAAATTTAATAATTTATGGTATAAGAAATATGAGAGTGTAGATTTATACTCTTAATTAATAATTTTAACTTATTAAATTTTGGAGGAACTATGAAGTTCATATCTTTTAATGAAGATGAATACAAAGTTGATTTAGAACAAATCAACTTTGTAGGACCACATTTAATGTGGGTTGACAACATAATTATAAATCATAATCAAACAATTTCTAAAAAAGTTCTTCTACCTTCAAAAACCTTTGAAGAACAAAAAAAGAAACTAGAAGAACTTAGAGGAAAAAATGTATTGATAACATTGAATTGGAAAGCTCTCGTTGAAATATGGGAATATGAAGATGAGGATTTTCCCTATCTAGATGAGGAAGATATACTTCTAGAAGGAAAAATTGAAAAAATAGACGAGGGCATATTACTACATATAAAAGAAAATGGAGAAAATATTGTTATACCTATTCATTATATTGATATAATAGAAATTGATGGCGGTAGTGGAGGGAAATTTGAAGTAACTAAAAAGAGCGAGTCATAAACTCGCTCTTTCATTTTTTTTATCTAAAATTTTATATAAACCATATAATGTAGGTACACCCAGTACAGCAGCACCTAATCCACGTGATACTTTACGGTTTCTATTCATAAATTCACGTATTGCTTTATAACTACTTTGATCACTCTTAATATCAATACCTTTAATTTTATCTAGTGCCTTCGCACCCGATTCTAATATCATACCGCCAGCTGATTGCGAAGCCCAACCTCCTGCTAGGTTCAATAATTCACGTACTTTTTTATTTGCAGATAAACCTAAACCAATACCAGCAGTTATAAGTCCACGTTTCATTAATTGCTTATCATTTTCTTTTTTACCTTTAAGTGCTAATCCTGATCCCAATACAAATAAAGCAGGTGTTACTGTAGACATCGGTATTTTTGCTGGATATGGATTCTTTATTACTTCATTTAAACCTTCTGTAATTTCAGATGGTAATATAGCTTTAACTTGGCCTTTACGGCCACCCAGCAAACGTAAAAATGAATCTGCAAAAGTAACACATGTTCCAGATCCACATTGGCCTTTATTTAAATTAAAATTTACAACAAAAGGACTATATTTATATAATTTTTTATCTGCATTTTCACGAACCATCTTATCAACTGCTTCAATTAACGCAGGATTTACATTCGGATCTCTGTATACAGAACCTACATATCTTACATGCTTTGGTGAAAATTCCTCATACCATACATATTTATTTAAATTAGGATCGAATTTACGTTTCTTAACCATAACCATATCGCGTAATTTCGATTCTAGTGATCCTGCTTCAACTATACCATGTGTTTTAGGCATCACCTCTACATAACGTCCATAACCTCTCCACACTCTATTTGGAGACATTGGGGCTTTTTTTGATTTAGCTGCAACTTCACGCCAGCCTTTATTCTCCCAATCCCCAGGATAGGGCCAATCATAATATTTATTTCCAGTAATAATAATTGGATGAGATTTTCCTGGCATAAAAGTATCTTGTAATACTAAAACATCTCCAGGTTTCGCAGCTTCAAAAGTTTTTAATAATTGATCAAAAGATGTATAAGGGTTACTTACTTTTCTATCAGAAAGTAAATTATAACCTTTATACCCTAAAACACCGGCTAATGATGCTGGAAAAACTAGCGACGTATTTCTTCTCTCGTCCATATTTTCTCCTGATTTTCTTGATTTCCTTTATTTTTACGTATTGCATCTAATAATGCGACTCCACCACCAGTTAAACCTGCAGTACCTAATGCAATTCCACTAGCAGTAAGTGGATCATATCTACCAGTTAAATGTTTATAAAGTTTTCTAACTTCTCGAGGAACCTCTAAGTAACCGCTCATATCATTTAATTCGACAAACATCGGTTTTCCTGTTACAGCATTAGGGATAACATCTGCACCAAGAATAAAATTACTTTTTGTTCTTAGTTGTGGGTTATTTTTTATAACCTCTGCCATCGCTTGTTCTAATACTTCATTTGAAAAATCTTTTGCCTGTCCTATCGATGGTGAGAATTTATAATATTTAGATCCGAATACAGTTGGTACACCATTTATAATAGCAAAATGTACTCTTTGTTCTTTTGCAGGGAATCCATCTTTTAATTTTTCGTATGGTATCTTTTCATTATAAATATAATTATCAAGATTTTTATAAAAAGGTGTAGCGTCTCTTTTATTTGCTTTCAACATTTCAGTATTAAAATGACCAGACTCTACTGTTTGAGCATAACCGACTCTAGGTTTAAAATATAAATCTTTTTCTAATTTTTTAACTGCTTCATTAAAATCACGTTTTGTTTTTATTGGACGCCCTAATGCTTCTTCTAATATCTCTCGAGCTGGACCACCTTTTGCAATATATTCTGATTTTAATTTATTATAATTTAATTTATCACTAAAATATTTATTCAAAAATTCTAAATCAGTATTATATTCGACATCTGCTCTCGGTATAGCCCCTTTAAAATCGGGACTAGAAACATAATGATACACAGCACCTTCAAGTTTTTGACCTGGGACTAAATCTTGTGCCTTAACAAATTTTACTGGACTATAAAAAAGTCTATTTTTAATTTTATCAATTAATTTCGTCGGATATAAATTTGGATAAGCATCCCATTCATCCATCACATATGTTAATTTTCCTCCAGATGCTTCTTGAGCTTTAGCTAATTCAGGAATTTTGGAATAAAAAGGAGATCTGGCGATTTTATATGCAGCGATTCCAGCAGTCAATGGAATTAATGCTTTTACTAAATTTAAATAACTACGATCATCTTTATGATTATGATTCTTCGAGCTCATTATCGTCTTTTTCCTCATTTACTAATGAATTATAATGTTTATATTTATTTTCTATAGAAACTGATATTCCATCTAAATTTTCTTTTTTACCACTTAAAACAAATTGTATCTCATCAAATAAATTTTTCTGTTCTTTAGTTTCGCGATCGAGACGTTCCATGCGATCTGTAATTCGTAAACTAAGATTTCCCCATTTTTGTGCAAGTTCTGGGTCAAGTTTCATTTTTTCTTTAAAATTATAAAATGCATCTAGCATCATAGAACGTAACATTTGATCGAATGGTTTATCCGGGGCGATACCTAGTTTCCAGAATAAATAATCTTTATCCCCCTCTAATGCTAGATTATAATATTTAACTAGTGTTTGATCATTAACACACTGTATATAATCACGCTTCTCAGAAAGCGTCCAATCATATACATTAAAAAAATAACGTATAAATTCTTTTATATCATCTAATGTATAATGAATATTATATTTTTCATTAATTATTAATTCTATGTCTTCTTCAGATGCATTAGCCATTGCAATAGAACTTATTATCATATACATTTGAGGGTCTTTGAGTAATTCAAGCGCACCCTTTATACCAAATACGCCTTCAGGTATTTCTAATTTTTTATCATAAGCAACAAATTTAATTACACCGAGATCTCTTAACCATTCTGGAGATGGATATGATGCATCTGAAGAAAAATAATTTTCTTTATCTTCTTTTTTTAAAGAGTTATAAACTTGTTGCAAATTTTCAAATGTAAAAACATCGGATAAAGGTACTTTTAAATTGTGGATATCCTCCATAATTTTATCTGGGGGATATTTACACATTATTAATGCTTCAACATATTTAATAAAAGGAACTTTCATTTTCCAAATATTTGTTTTAATTCATATCTATCTAGTTTTAATTTATTTTCCCATGCCGAAAATTTCTTCATTGCTAATTCGTTATCTTTAAATGTTGCTCTCACATAATCTTTCAATTCACTAAATGTTGTTGGACGTGTAATTGTAGCAATTTTTTTAAACGCATTATAAAAATCTATATCTGGTATTCTATCCATTACTCATCTCCATAATGTAAATAAAATTTAAGTATTTCTTTGTTTACTCCACCTTCAGATTGATACAAAGGATTCATATTTGCATCATAAATAATTATAGGAGATCGTGAATCTCCTATAATAAACTCAACTGATGCCCCAAATTCATCTTCAATAATATCACGTATTTCCTTTACAGCTTTATTATGTTCTTCAGAACCCGAGTGTTCAATATAATATAACATATTTTATACTATGATTTATTGATAATAATTATTTGGAATATTACTATATACTGTCTGTTGTGGAAGTGTATACTCATATGCGGATGTACTTTGATAATTATCAGGTACTTGATTTTTTACTTTATTTAATTTACTTAATAATCCTAATCCCAACAATGCGCCACCACCTAATAAAATTTTACCTCTATGTCTCCATAATGGTGAGCTATGTAATTTTTCTGTTGAAACAATTTCTTTTACCACTGCTTCTGGATTTCTTGCTTCTAACATTTGATTTCTCATACCTGCAAATTCATCAATAGTACCTTCAAATCCGCGTCTTAATGCATTAGAATACTGTCTTCTTAATTTACGTCTATCTGAAACGGCTTGACGTCTTTTCGTAAAATATCCTAATAACGCATCCATTAATCCTGGGTCAACAGGTTTTGGTTCATTAGCTGCTTCTTTAATAAAATAATTATTAAACATTGAATAGAATGTATTATTCATCTTTTTTTCTCCAATTTTTTATTTGTTTTCTTTTTTATATTCGTAGATTCTTGATTTACTTCTTCTATATTTTTATCATTATTCTCGATATCAATCGATTCCGATATTGTAATTCCTTCTGTAGTTGATGCTGAAGCTGTATTAATAGAATTAGTTGCCACATCATTTTTTTCAGAAGTTGATACATTATGAGTTTCTTCAGCTTTTTTATTTACAGCTTTATCGATTATATCATTTTTAATTTCAACTTTATTTTTATTTTTACTTTCACTTTCAATAATATTTACCGTTTGTATTGTTGGACTATTTATTTGATTATTTTTTTCAGCTTCTTCTTTTATCAGCTGATTCAATCTTTGCTGAAACAAATTTATTGGCATAATTTCTCACCTCTTTTTTAATACATCAAATCTTTTTACATAAATTGCTAATTGTGGAGGATTAGATTTTTTTGTTGTATAGCGTTCCGCAATATAATTTTTCATTTCTTCTAACTTATTCTCTTTTTTAAGCCCTTGAATAACGGCCTTATTTTGTAATGTTAGCATTGTCATTCTCCTTATTTATATTAATTAAATAATTTAATGGCGTTCCTGCAGGTATCTTAAATTTTTCAAACCACTTATATGGTGCTTCTAACGCATATTTATAATGTCCCATAATGCAAAATACGGGCTGTGATTGATTTGGACCCATAGATGTTGTAAATAATAATTTACCATGTTCATCGAAGAACCCTATATCAATTGGATAATTAACACCTTGATTCCAAAATGAAGAATCAGTCAATTCTGGAAACACAAATAGCATTCCAGCATCTGGAGGTAATTGTCCACCTAGAGCACGCAAGCCCATAATACGTTTTTCATCTGTATCTGCTACAGCGATAATATTTAAGGGTTGAAAAACTCCAGGACTTGACTGTCTATTTGGAGTAGTATTACTAGTATTACTAGTATTACTAGTATTAGTATTATTTTTCGGTTTCATTTTTTTGTCCACTTGATTTTGTTCCTTTATCTGCAAAATAGGTATATTTCTTTAAATAAAATGGAAGACTATGTTCATCTATCATTATCTTACGTTCAATTTCTGCAACTGTTGGATCAGTATAAGGCAGATTTAAATTTTTTATAGTTTGAGCTTTATCAATCATACTGTCATCAATCATCTTTAAAATCATACCGAGACTTCCACCAGCTGAAGCACCTGCTAATAGTAATGGAGCTTCCCATTTCTTTGTTAGAACTCCCGTCGCTAAACCACCCAACACAGCAGGTAATACAACTGCAGTTAAATATGATGATTTAGGTTCTTCTGCTTTTCTCATGAGATATTCATGATATATTATTGGAGGTGCGTCAGGTTCTTTTCTATAAAAGAATTGAGTTAAAATTGGTGACGGGGCACCTAATATTTTTGCATATTTTCTCATAAAGAATTTTTCAACCTCGAATAATTACTATTTACAATATTTACGTAATCATTAATTGAATTATATTTAACTTTTTTTCCAGTAGATATCGATTTATAATATTGTGGATCATTCATCCATCCTGCTCGTCTAAAATAATGTATTACATTACCGGGTCCAGTATACCAGCTAGTAGCAATAGCTCTAACTTGTTCCTCTTCTGATAAATCAGCAAATGATTTACCTAAATATCTTCTTAAATCATTATCTATTTGTATAATATTTTTCCTCATTAACTCGCGAGCAAATAATTCTTGCAATTCGGGGGATTTATAAAATTCTTCTGGCGTTATATTCATTTTTAAACTTTTAGCCGTATCATAAACAGTGCCTGGCATAAATTGATACTTACCTAATGCACCCGAATGTTTATTTTTTGCTGTATATTTCCACGGTCCTGATTCCTGGCCCGCAATGGCTTTTAACATATTATTCGAATCAAATTTTATATTTGATTTCGATAAATCAACAACAGGAAGTGAGCCCATAGCAGATGTACTAGGGATACGAGGTGCAGTAGTTACTACTTCAGGTAATACTGGCAACTTTGTTATATCTGCTGCTGGTTTTGGTACGTGTATACCAGCTATCGCAGCGGCATCTTCAAATCCAGGTAACTTAATACCTGCTACCGATGGTAATGGTGAATCTAATGATCTTGTAACAATTTTATTTACTTCTGGGGCTCTATTAAACATCTTTGTAACTAACTCACTTGTCGCACCAGCTGCTCTTGGAATTATTACTTCCGCAAGCTTTTCAAATACTGCTAAAAATTTATCCATATCATTTTTTTTCCTATTCAAATAAAAAGTAATTTAATATATTTAATATATTTAATATATTTAATATATTTTTTATTGTCAAGATATACTATTAAATATCCACATTATAAAACCGTTCGAATCTACCAACATATTTATTAACAGATGGATAATTATTTGCTTGCGCTACTTGCGACTTAGAATTTTGTTTAAAATAATTCCATCCCTGCATAGGACCACCATACCATGCGGCACTCATTATTTTTGCCTTCTGATCCCCTGATAATTTATCGTAGTTCAAACCTCTATTTTTAAAAATATTTCTCAATGTTTGTTCATTATCTTTAAATAAATATTCAGACATAATTTTCTGTACATCTGGTTTCTTCATATCATCCCATTTATAATTTAATTTATATTTTTGAACAAGATCATTAAATGTTTTCGGTATCATTTGATGTATACCACGAGCCCCTGTATATTCATTATCCTTCGTATATGGATTATCAGTAGATTCTACTTTTGCTATTACATTAAAGAATCTATCTATATCTATATTATTATTTTCATAATCCGGTAACCACCCAGTATTTTTAGATGTTTTTGGATTAATAGTATTATTAGTAGTATTATTAGTAGTATTACTAACAATATTATTACTGGTATTATTTTTCATGGTATTTATATTACTAGTTGTTGAACTAGGCGGGATATAAGTTTGAATTGGAGCAACATTAATTTTATTTGTATTATCTGACGAATTTTCATTATACAGAATATTATTTGCTAATTTCTCAAAAAATATGGAAAGATTCATATTGTCTCCTATTAATAATTACAATAGTTAGGATAAAATCTATATTTGATTTTAATATATTTTAATATAAATAATATATTTATTAAAATCAAGGAAAGTAATAATCATTTTATGGTATAAGAATAATGATAGTGCAGTTTGCCTGTTCTATCAAAAATAATTAACTAACTAATTAAATAATTTAACTAATCAAAATTATTTATGTTCCATCCTAATAATTTTAATGGGGAAAATAAACGTCGTAACAATGATAACGACGATTTCCCAATGCCAATCGATAAATAAATAATTTTGATTTAAACCCAGAGGCTCAGTTTTGGGCCTCTGGAACTATAATATTTTAAATATAATTTAGTAAATTAATTTAATTTTTATTATAAAGGAAAAAAAAATATGCCAGAAATTACATTAAAAGATATTTTTGATAAAAGTAAAGAAAAAGAAAAAATATTACAGGATACAATCAAAAATTTTATAAATGGAAATGCTGAATTAGAAGATATACTAGCAAAAAATAATGAATTAAAAGCAAATGAACAAAATGAAGAACTCTTTCATCATTTTGTTATAGCAGCGACTGGATTGCCAGTTATTCCCGAAAATAGAAAAAAAATATATAAAAAATTTTATCAATTAATGCCCAATGGTGGTTGGGTACCAGTAGAAGAGGTATTATGTGATAATTGCCATTGTTCCGAATGGTTAGTAGGGGGCATTGTATATACTGTACATCCTAAAGATGGATGCTTAGTATTATTATGTGCTAATTGTTATGAAAAACTAAAAGGAGATAAAAATGATAAACAATGATTTAGATGATTATATTCCATTGGAATATAATGATATGTTAGGAGAACTATTAATAATGGAACTCCTACTATCATTAACGCATTATAAAGAAGTAAAAGAAAAAATAAATAATATATTCGCACAATATACATTCGAACATTATAATAGTGCTATCGAAAAAGCACTTAGTGCAATAATGAATAAAATAGATTTTTTACAAGAAATCGAAATATTAAAAAATTAAAATATAAAGGGGGATTAATATGGAAATATTAACTATTAATAAATCACTCACTATTAATCCCCAGGTTATAAATCTTCATATAGCATCGACATGTAAATCATGGAAAATAAAAAAAATTGCTTCCGATGGACTTGAAATAGTAAATCTAATAAAAAAATATATCAAGTTCGTTAAATCAGAAGAAAATTTTAATGGTAGGGAAGTTTTTTTTAAATTAAAATTATTGATTTGCTTGGGAGAATTATATGATGAATTATCAATTAAAATAGAAAATAAAGAAATACTAATTATTATTCCAGTATTTGAAGATTTATTAATTTGGGGAAAAAGATTTAAAATGCCGATATATAATAAGACAAGACAATCTATATATCGACTACCTTTTGCTTCTATCGCAGATACAAAAAACCGAATACAAATTATACCCAATAGTGTTTGGGAAAGAATATCATATATTTTAAATGTATACTTTCAAATATTCAAAAAAATGTATGAGCGATTTGATAATAATGATAATAATGATAATAAAATTTATCCATCGACTTGGGAATAAACTTATAATAAAATAATAAAATAATAAAATAATAAAATAATAAAATAATAAAATAATAAGAGGTAAATTAACATGGAATAGTTAGAAAAATCAATTGAAAAATATTACGATTTTCTTAAATCAAAAACAATAATAGAAACGATACCTGAATCTGATTGGGTTATTTTACATACGCCATATATCGGTTTGTATAATGATTCTATATCAATATCTATAAAAAAAGATGAGGATCGAATTGTAATGTCAGATGACGGTATAGCATTAAAAAATTTAATGATAAATATTCTAGATAAAAAATATGAAAAACTTTTAAGATCAATAATTTTTGGATATGATGTTAAAATAGAATATAATAAAGAATTAATGGTTTATACTACAGAAGAAGATTTTGCTCAAAAGTTATATAATTTAATTTCCGCAATTCAAGAAATTCATACTACCGTTGCAGCACTTTATGCGGATCATATTTTAAATTCCTGACCACGTTTATTTAACATTGCAATTAATACAGGTGCGGTTACAACTTTTTTAAAACCACACTTCATGCATGTAATTTCATATTTAAAAATACATAGCCTTTTATATTCTATTTTATCATGCTTACAATCCATAATTAAATATATTATTTTTTAAAATAATATGGTATAAGAAAAATGATAATTAAAGGGCATGAGTTATGATTATAATTCTCTTTGGGAGTTAACGCTGGTCGCTCACGTTAGCTCCCTCCTCCTTTAATTATATCTACGGACCCACCGGCAGAACTCACCTTGTGTCCATATCAAAGTGTCATTTGACGCTGGGGAGAGGGCGCTTCCACATAAAGCTGCCCCCTCTCTCACATTCCAATTGGGACATTTGGTGAGATAAATATGAATTAAAATTTTAGCCAAAATAATATATATAAATTATATATAAATTATATACTAATATAAAATATGAATATTTACAAAATTGGTAACAAAAATTTAATAGTTTTCGATGATCGATTTGAATATATATTAAATCGGTCACGTTATCCTTCAGATGAAAATAATATTTGTGTCTGGAGAGTGGGGGGTGACTATAAAACAGGGGAAGGGGAAATAGTCGAAATAAAAGAAATAATAAATAAAAAAACTAATAAATAGGAGGAAGTTTTATGAAAAAAATTATTACACATGGTGGTGTAGCTCATAGAGATGAGTTACTAGCAGTAGCGTTGGCTATAGTTATATGGCCAGTTGAAGAGATTATAAGAACTAATGATATTACAGATTATAAAAATAATCCAAATAATATTTTTATCGATATAGGGAATCTATTCGATAATGAAAGATTTTACGACCATCACCAAAATAATTATACAGAATGTTCATTTATTTTGGTATTAAAAAAATGGTTCGAGACACTTGGTATACTTGATAAATTCGAAAAATATCTAAAATATAACAAATGGTTATCGACTTTAGATATCCATGATCGATTCGGTCCAAACAAAGCGGCCGAATCAATCGGTATTGATATAAATCAATATTTTGCTCTCGCGTCTCCTATAGAACTAGCTTTGATAAAAAAGTTTTCTGAAAAAGAAAAAATAACTCAATCAGACTTACAATTTGATATACTAAAGGTTATAGGCGAATCTATAGTAACCAGTGTTGGTGAGTTTATGCAATATATAAAAACTACACCAATCGAATATAAGAAAAATGATATGTTAGTTTTACTACAATTTAATTGCAAATCGAATCCAGTGGTACAAGAAATCATCGAGGAAAAAGATCCACCATTCGTTGTAGTAGTCGGTGGAAGAGGCGACACTCAATTATGGAT